ACCAGATGATCCTGACATCCCTGCTGCGGCTGCTCTCGCGTCGAGACCGCCGAGGTTCTGCTGCTTGAGCTTCGCTGCGTCGCTCATCATGTCGCCGGCCAGTGCGTCGGTGTAGGCGTTAGGCCCCACCTGACCCTGAAGGCCGGACGCAAAACCGCCGCCGAGCTGGTTGCCGTAGCCGCCCTGAGCCTGATCGAGGGCGCCGGATACCTGACCCTGCACCTGCGGCTGCATACCGTTGATCTGGTCGATGGCCTGACCGTACTGGTTGCCGGCGGAGTCATAGACGTTGGCAAGGGCGTCCTGCTGCCCATCCCATACGCCTTGGCTGCTGCTGTTAGTCGATGTGCCCTGAGATGACGCCGCCTGACCAGACTGGTTCATCCCATAGTTCATGTTGACGCCGGAGCTGACCCCCTGACTGCTCTGCGAGCTGTTGGAGGTTTGCTTACTTTTCCCGCCCATTGTTTAACCCTCTAGGTCTTTTCCAAAAATGATTTCTCTAATCTCCCAGCCCACCTTGTCTACTGCGTACTGCACAGCAGGCATCTGGGCCGAGCGTGTCTCAATTCGTTGGCAGTTAAACTGCCGAGCTACGTCCTCGTAGAATCTGGCAAACGTCACTGCGTTTGCACCGCCCCGCTCCTTTGCCCACGACAGCCACAGAAGGAAAGTCCTGCTGCCCGTGAACTGATCGACCTCGATGGTCGCGACGTTAAAGAAGTCGGGGTGAACCCAGAGTTGGCTCTCGCCGTTGACGCAGCTTGCGTATACGTCCTCTGGCCTGAATGTCAGGTTGGGGTCTAGGTGCAGGATCTCCTTGATCCCCGGCTTGACCCAGTGCCACTCCTCACGGATGTTGGCTAATTGCGGCTGTACTACGTCAGGTTTAGCTTCTTCCATACGATCTCTCCTTGATCCTCGACGCATCCGTAGAATCCCTTCTCACGGACATAAACTATGGCACCTATCTCTCGGCGCAGAGGCATCTGGCCGATCACTGGCGCGATGAAGCGCGACAGGTGTGAATCAATTCCAAAGAACTGGCGATCCAAGAACTCCGCCAGCTGCTCGTCTACAGTATCCGGTACGGGCTCCGCTCTATATGTCATCGGCCACCCGCCGGCTGAAACTCGACATCGAAGCCGGTGATATTGAAGTTGCCGTTTGCTGGCCCCTCCATCCGGTACGAGTGAAGCTCACCTGTAGTCCTGATATCAATCTTGCGGTCAGTCTGCGGGTCGAAGTCCACGGACTTCTTCCAAGTGGAGCCACCTCCGGCGTACTGCTGCGAGCCCAAGGATATGGTGACGGCAGTGTTGCCCTCCACCTGTGGGTAAACTCGCGTGATGGTGGTGGTGTCCTCGTGGCCGACGATGGGCATGGACTCGCGCTCGATGAACGTGGTCAGGCCCTCCTCCTCTGGGTTCTGTGTGTCGATGTTGTAGACGTTGTTACCAGAGGCGCCGATCAGTGCGCCGTCGAATGGCTGCCTGTTGGCGGATGCCCATGTGGTACGCTCGCCCTCCCATACGCCTTCCCACTGCTCCCAAGAGAGGACGTCAGTCGGCTGGTTACCGTAGAGCGCGTGGGCGAAGACCCTCTCGGTTGACAGGTCACGCAGCGACCAAGTGTTATCGAGGTAGTTGTACACGTATGCCATGTTGGGCTTGTCGTAACCGGCCTCTGCGACACAGAACCATATCTCCTGCATGGTCTTGTGGTGCGTGGCAAAGGCAGTGCTTCGAGCGTCCTCGTTCAGGGTGCTGGCGAATCGCTTGCGGAGACGGTTGTGCAGAAGTGACTGCGCTTGGTTCCCGTCGAAGACGATGATGTCCTCCGTAGAGATGTAGTAGTGCTTACCCTTCACCTCCACCAGCGCGTTACGCCCAATAAGCCCAGCGTTCTGGCTAAGGGTGCGCCTGCGCCAAACGAGTGCATCCCCTGTATAGTCCAAAACTGACAAGGCGCTTCGGCTGTAGATCACGAAGCTGTCTCGCAGGCTCTCTGCACCGACAATCGCGCCACCACGGCCAAGCGTCACGTAACCGGCGAGGCTCGACGGATCTTCGTCCGGGCCCTGCCACGTATAGGGTATGCCGTTGGGCTCACAGGGGTGGCTCCAGCGGACACGGTCCTCGTAGTAGGTCAGGACTCCAGTGTCGGGGTCTGGCTCGGTGCATCCCATAGCGAACAGGAAGTTCTTGTGCGACTGGAGGATTCGGCAGGACATTCCCGCCTCGCTCCATGTCTCTGCGGGCGACCAGTTAAGCTCGGTCACGGGGTCGGTTCCGGCCCAGTCTGTAAAGTAGATTGGGCCGATTGCAGGGTTGTTGAAGAAGGTCACCTGACCGATCTGGCAGCTAGTCCACCCAGAAGGGGCAACCGAGCCGGAGTCGTACAGGTTGGTGAATGCGTTGTCCTCGTAGCTGTCGATGCCGCTGTCGTGGCACACAAGCCACGCGCTGGTCCCCTCGAAGTCGGTGGACTGCTCGATGTGGCCTATCTCGCCGGCGGCAGATCCGTCTGTGCTTAGCAGCTTCGACCCACCCGACGCGGCAACCTTTCCGGCGACCACGCGAAAGTTACGCCCATCGGTGAGGGCGTTGGGCGGTAAGTCCCATGCGGCTACGTCAGATACAACACCGACGCTGCCTATGTCTCGGACATTAGCGAGCATTCGCAAGTTCCTTCACGGCGGCCAACAACAGGACCGTCAGCTTGGGGTAATCGACGCGCAGGTAGTCGCCCTCGGTGGATACGCACTCTGGCATCACGGCCTTGACCTGCTGCGCGGATACGCCCACCTGCGGCTCGTTCTTCATGCCGTGGTTGACACCCTTGGCGTTGGGCAGATAGTGGAAGCAGTCGAGCATCTTGACCTTATCCAAGGCGTCCATCACGGGGCGCTGTACGTCCTTCAGGCGGTCGTCTGAGAGGCTAAGTACGTTCCCCTTGGCGGTGATGTCACCTTCCGCCACGACGTTCCCAGAGCCGTCTACGGTCATCTTTGTGGTCTCTGTCCACTTGCCGCCCACGTTGTGGACGACACTGCCCTCAGATAGCTCTGGATCGACGATATTTGCCTGCGGCTGGTCTGCGTCTGGGAAGGTCTGCTGTAGCACCTTCTTGATCAGACGGATATGGTTGTCGCCGTCAGAGATCGCGTCTTCCTTGGTGGGCCAGCTGGCGTTCAGCCCCTCGATATAGTCTGCGTTTTCAGTTCCCATTCTTTCTCTCCATGTCGCTTATGCCTCGGAAGCCACACTCTCTGGTTGCGACATCATTGCGTGTTTGCACGTTCCAATCTGTCTTGGGGGCGCACCTCTTGATCCAGCCACGCTCTACGTGTGGCCTGCTGCCCGCTAGGGAGAAGATCATCCCGCCTATAACGGTCTGCCCGATCATTAGTACTCTCTCCGCTCGAAGTTGGTCAGCTCGCCGTAGTCACCGTCCTCGATGATGCGGACCTTGCCCGAGTCGCCCCTGCTGATCATCTCGCAACGCTCGTTGCGAAAATCAACAATGTACAGCGGCATCTCGTGCTCTGAGACCTTTGTGCCTGCGGCCTTCAGGGCGTCCTTCAGGCTGCGTGCGTCGAACTTGCGAACGCGTGGCAGCTGGAGTGGCTCCTTGAACAGGACTGCGAATTTCCTCATAGCTAAGCTCTCTCTATCGTTAGGTCTCGAACCTTGAAGTTGGCGCGATTAGTTTGGTTATAAGCGCCGCCCAGATAAGAGGACAGGTTCACGACGATGTGGCGGTGTGTCTCCTCCACAACAAAGGTCTCATCGACGCTCAGTGTCTTGCTGGGGCCGGGGCGCTCACCGTAGCCCCACAGCGAATAGTTGCGCCTGTCGCCGTCTAGGTATCCGTATCGGTAGCCGAATACAAAGATCCCGGCCTCTCCAATTGATGAGAAATTGCTTGCCGTCTCTACCGTGGCGCGGAGCCTGTACCGGACATCTGGGCCTGCCTCGCTGGCGAAGAAGATGCCGTTCATCGCCATTGCCCCGGGGGACTCCATTTTGTATTGCATTGCCTGAAGCTCGGCGTACTTCCCCTTATCGTCCACGCCTAACCGCGCGTATGACCCCCAGCTAGGGCTGACGTTTCCAACGCTCTCCAGCAGACCATCGGCGCGCCTGTCGATCTCGTCTAGGGGTAGATTTCCACCGGAAAGCCCGCCGTCGTAGCCGTCGTTGAATATCTTGTACTGAAGCCCAAACGCCTGACCTCG